CAAGGTAATGACCTTGAAAGGATATGCTATTTTTGAGAATGATACTAAGCCTTTGAATATAAACTATGTAGGGGTTAGGGATACTTCTGGTGTAAATTCCTTTAATGATCTTCTTATAATGTTTTGGAAGTATAAAGGCAATTGGAGTATCTTTTATAGATCAGCTACTACAGACCCAGGAACCTATTGGTTAGAGAACCCATCTAACCCTCACGGGACAGCCATACTTAAAGAAGATCAATACAGGGGTGCTTGGAAGCTCGGTTTGCATCAAGGCAAATACGAAGCTCTTGTACAACGCAAAGAAGTAACTGTAATTAGGGATGGCAACAAAGATGGTGTATTAGATTTGGATGCCGGATATGAAGATACAGGATTCTTTGGAATCAATCACCATAGAGCTAACTCAAAAAACGAAAGTGTACAAGTAGACAAATGGAGTGCAGGTTGCCAGGTAACTGCTGATCCCCATCTCTATGATGTCTTTATTCAAATTTGTAAACAATCAGCAGAATTGTGGGGTGAAGGAATAACATACACCCTTTTAAATATTAATGATTTTTGAAAAATAGTAGTCCACATTTTAATGTTTTACTTGTAGCATTAATCATCATAGGATTATGTATTTATTGTTTAATATATTAACTAATGAACCCTTTAATTATGAAAGCATTTACTAAATTGTTATTCGGAAAGAATTTAAAAAAGGTAGGAAATATAGCATTGAAAGTTGTAGATAATGCTGTTTTGGGAGGAGCAGTAACAAAAACTGTTCAAGACACAACAGAAAGCCCAAAAGGTAAGATTCCTTATCTTGAAATTATTTCTTCTCTTGTTCCGGTGGTACTATTAGTAGCAGTTTTGGCTGGCTGGATTGATGTAAGCCAGTTGAAAGAATTATTGAAAGTTTTTTAAATGAAAATTGATGCTTGTAAATACCAAAATGTTTTCTCCTGTCGTAATAGACGGCATCACAAATGCTCATCCTTTATCTTTTGAATACAAGAGCTGGTGGAAAGAACAGCGAAAAAGATGTTTAGATGGTTATTCAGTTGGTGGTATTCGTATAACCGGTGATTATTATTGGTATTTGAATTTCTGGAAAATAAGGGGACGAGATTCTTCTACAGGAAGAAAAACTTTAATTTCTCCGAAATTTCTTGATATGTATCTAGTATATTTTAATATTCTGGAGAGAGCCAAAAAAGAAGGAAAACATGTTATAGTAGCTAAAGCTAGACAGAAAGGTTTTTCTGAAAAGCATGCTGCCTTAATGGGTAAGGAATTTACTTTTTATCCACATTCTCAAACAATTATTACAGCAGGTGAAGAAAAGTATTCTAATGCAACTATGCGTATGTGTATTAGGGGATTGAATTCTTTAAAAAACACAGAGTTCTATAAAAGACGACAACCGGACACACTAGAATATTGTATGGCCCGGTATAAGGTTATTGAAAATGGTGCTCCTTTCTGGAAGGGATTTCATAGTGAGATTTATAACATAACTTCTAAAAACAATCCTCAAGCAACAATAGGAAAATCTCCATCATTAATAATTTTTGAAGAAGCTGGTAGATTCCAGGGTCTTGTTGAGGCCTTTAAATATATTCAGCCAGCATTGGAATCTGAAGGAAAGACAACAGGATTTGCAATACTTGTTGGGACTGGAGGAGACATGGACAAAGGTGCAGCTGAATTAGAGGAAGTTTTCTATAATCCTGATGCATACAACATGCTTTCTTTTGATAATAAATGGGAAGAAGAAAGCGGAGATAAAATAGGTTATTTTTGTCCAGCATGGTATTATAAATTAATTGATGAAGAAGGTAATTCAAAAAAAGAAGAGTCGCTGGAGCTTATTGAGCAATATAGGGAAACTGCCCGTAAGTCTAGATCTGCAGATGCGTATGTCACTACTATTACACAGGATCCTATAGTTCCTAGTGAAGCATTCATGAGAACTGGTGGAAACATGTTTAACCAGGCACTCCTAAATCAGCAGTTTGCAAGAATTAGAAACAATAAAGCATTAGCGAATATGGCTGACAGAGGAAGGCTTCAATGGATGAAAAGCAAAGATGGGACGAAGATCGGTGTAGAATTTATTCATGATAATGATGGACCCTTACTTATTTTTGAACATCCAGATATTGATAGCCTTGGAAAAGCATTTTTGAATTTATATGTAGCTGGTACTGACTCTTATGATAAAGATGAAGCAAATACTTCTGACTCAAAAGGGTCCTGCTCTATTTACAAAATGTTTAAGGACGCTAATTCAACATCTAATCTATTTGCAGCAAGATACACGGCAAGACCGAAAACTGCAGAAATGTTTTTTGAAGAAACAGCAAAACTTTGTTATTATTACAATGCACCTAACTTAGTGGAATGGTCAAACATATCAATTTTTAATTGGTATAGGCTAAACGGCTTTGAAGGATTCTTAAAAGAAAGACCAATGATAGCATATGCTAACATTAAAGAAACAAAAGTAAGAAACAAATATGGAGTTGATCCCGGAACTAAAACAGAATGGTTGGTAGTATATCGGGATTATATTGAAGAGTATTCTGAAATCATGTATGATGCAGAGCAAGTTGAGAAGGCTATAAAATTTAGAAATGAAAAAGGATATAACTGTGATATTACTATTTCTTCTTCATTAGCCATTCTTCATGCAAAAGACAACATAAATATTAAAATCAATAAAGACCAGCATAAAACAAAAAAAGAAGAGTTTTTTCATTATAAGTCTTCAGGAAATGGACAACTGGTAAAACATTTTTAAAGAGAAATCATGGGACTTCCTAATCAAAATATACCTGAATCAAAAAAAGACAAGGCATGGATGAAGAGATGTGCAGCTGCAATTGTTAATATGGGCTATATCTCCAGGAATGCAAAAATGAAAGACAAATTTTGTTATGATATGTATAATGGAGTGCAGGATGAGGGATCTTTTGATTACTTAAGAAAGGTTGGAGATTATGAGTATCCTGCTAAAGTAAGATTTGTTCCATTGTTAAGGCCTAAGCTAGATCTACTTAGGGCTGAGGAAACAAAAAGACCCTTCAATTGGAGGGTATACACTGTTGACTCTACTTCTATAAATGATAAAAATGAAGCAAGATTTAAAGCAATCATAAATCAAATGTCTGCATCTAAGATGCAAATGGGACAGCAATATCAACTTGCACTTGAACAACTGGACATGATAAAGCAGCAAATTGCCCAGGTACAAGCTGAAGCACAAGAAACTGGACAACAGATTCCTCCTGAAATGCAAATGAAGTTAAGGATGGCTGAAAAAGAAGCTGACCTTGGAAAGTATGTTATTAATAATCAGAATCTAATAAACAATAAGGATCTGGAAGATATAGAGGTTTACTTTAAATATAAGTACCAAGATTTTCTAGAAAAGATTGCTGAAAGAGGTTTAAAATATATGATTGCTAATTATAACTTAAAGGATGAATTCAATATGGGATTTGAGGATAAGTTATGCACAGATAAAGAATATTATTTTGTAGATTATGAAGAAGGACAGCAGTTAAAGGATCCGTGGGTTCGCAAAGTAAATCCTTTGGGATTTTATTATGCAGCTGATAGCCAGGTGAAATGGGTTGAAGACTCAAGTTGGTGTATGGAAGAAAGATTCATGACAATTAATCAGGTTGTTGATGAGTATGGAGATAAGTTGGGTTTTGAAGATATGGAAAAAATAAAGAACAGGTCAGAATTTATAGATACTCAGTCAACTTATGGGTATGGATATAGTGGATACAATACAGTTGATGGAACTAATACAGGAATGGGGCCAAGTGATGTTAATGGATGTCTTGATGGATTGTATGCCGGAACAGAGGAATATGCAAATGTTGTAAGAGTTTGTAGATGTTATTGGCAGTCACCAAGAAAACTGAGATTTAAAAATTCTCCAAATAAATACAAAGAAGGATCTTCTTATACCCATATGCTTTCTGAAGATGAGCAGATTAGAAGAGATAAAGGAGAGACAGAGGATTCTGGTTATATTAATGATATCTATCAATGCACTGTAATTGATACTGGTATTTATGTAGATTTCAAGAAAAAAAATATAATAAGGTCTGAAGAGAATCCTGCAGAAGCTAAGCTTCCTTATGTTGGAAAAGCTCACAATCATTATACGAAAAAACCTTATTCTCTTGTTTGGGCAGCTAAAGATGTACAGATATTATACAATATAGTTCATTATCATAAAGAACTTGCTTTGGCACTTTCTGGAGCTAAAGGATTTATAATGGATAAGTCACAAGTTCCTGAAGGTATGTCTATTAAGGAATGGATGTATCAAAGAAAATTAGGTGTAGGATGGATTGAATCTGTTAGGTCCGGAATGAATCGACAACCAACATTCAATCAGTTTCAAAACTTTGATGATTCTTTAGGTCCTGGTATCCAGGCGTTGTTTGTTATGCTTCAGCATTTAGAGGAGTTGGCCTCTAGTATCACTGGAGTAAGTAGGCAGCGTATGGGAACAGTTGCTCCAACAGATCAAGTTGGAACAAATGAGCAGGCAGTAAGCCAATCAGCATTAGTTACTGAAATAATATTTCATGAACATGAGGAGGTGAAAAGGCAAGTATTTCAAAAGCTTATCAACTTAACTAGGAAGGCTTGGAAAAAAGGAAAGCATGGATCCTATGTTCTTGGGGACCTGGATCAAGGTATCCTGGATGTTCCTCCAAAGGTGATGGCAAGAGCAGATTACAAGGTTTTTGCTACAGATAGCGGAAAAGAAGAAAAGGCAATGCGAGAGTTAAAGATAATGGCCGCACAAGAGCATGCTAAAGGTCTTCTTACTTTTGGAAACTTAGTAAAACTTTATAATGTAGATTCTCTTTCTGAGCTAGAAGCATCAATCTCTAAGTATGAAGAGTTGGCTATGAAAAAAATGGATCAAAATAAAGTACAAGAACATGCTAATCAAAAAGAATTAAAAGATCTTGATAATCAAGTTAAGATAATGCTTGACAAACAGGCTGATGAGGCCAAGATGTTTATGGCTCAGCTTGAACAAGCAAAACTTGAATTTGAAAAACAGAAGTTCCAAGTAGAAGAGTCCAGGCTATCTAGTAAAGATGATGGGGACCTTGAAGTTGAAAATAAAAAAGCTGATGATGATTTCACTATGGAACAAGCTTACTTAGATCAACAGAAAAAAGAAGCTTTACAGGATTATGAAGTTAATAAAGCAGAGCTTGCACTTAAGGGTGTTGAGGCTACTGAAAACCTAATTGAAGAGAATAGAAAGCAAAAGCAGAAACTTAGAGATTAGGCAGATGTTAAATTAATTTACTATTTTTGTTTTTTAGAGATAAATAGAAACCAAGAAAAAAGAAAATATATTTTATATGGAAAATACTGAAAAAGAAAATATTGACAGCACAGTTGACACCTCCACGGATGTAACTGATGCGGCTAATTTGGATGCATTATCAGCACCAGAAGGTGCATATGATTCTGATGTAGATGGATCGACTTTATTGGGAGCATCTGAAGATTCTTTACTTGATTCTTCAAAAGATGAAAATCTTGCTCCAAACATTGATCCTCCCCAGGAAACAAAAAAAGAAATTCCTTCAGAAGAAGTTTCTGTACCTACTACAGAAAACACTGAAGAAAAAGTATTACCAAGTTCTGAATATTGGAAAGAACCGTTTGCCAAACTAAAAGAAGAAACAGAAGGATATGAAATTCCGGAAGATCTTTCTCAGGAAAATTATTTAGATCACCTCAAAGAGCACTGGTCTAAAGATTCCGTTAAAGAGATTCATCCTGATTTGCAAAAAATTCAGAATGCAATCAATGAAGGAGCTGATCTTTCTTCTGTCTTGAAAGATTTGACAACGGATTTTGATATTTTAAAACTTGATGATAAACAATTGCTAACACTTGATTACACCGAATCCAACAAAGATTGGGATGAAGATAAAGTTAATCAAGTATTAGATAAATTAGATAATGCCGGAATGCTTGAAATAGAAGCACAGAAGGTAAGAAATAGAGTTCGTGATTTTCAGGAACAGCGACTTAATACTTTAGAGGCTGAAACAAAAGCCAAAAAAGTTGAAGAGTCTGCTAAAATGAAAACCGAAAGAGATGAACAGATAAATATCGCACTAGATACCTTAAATGGTATGGATGAAGTATATGGATTGCCAATAAGCAAAGCTGAAAAGGCAGAATTCTCTGATTACTTTAAAACTGTTGTTACTCCAGACGAAAGTGGTGTAGCACCAATGTTTCAAATGTTGCAAAGCAACGAAAACTTGGTGAAAATTGCAGCCATGATGTGGAAAGGTGATGATAAAGTTAGAAGTGCAATAACTGATGCTAAGGAACACGGAAAGAGTGCCTTTAAAGACAAACTTGAAAAAGATCCTAAGCTAGGTTACAATTCAGGGAGTCCTGTTGACTCCACAAAAATAGATTTAGAAGCATTATCTGCTCCAGAGCGGTTAAGCTTGTAGGTCAGTAAATAAATTTAATTTTAATTAAAAAATCAATAAAATGAAGATTATTGGAACTGGAACCTATGACGCAAATAGGACCACCATGACGAATTCATTGGCTGCAGCTTTATTGACAAAGCCAGAGATTTCAACTAATGTGGTTAACCTATTTGAAGATAACTTCACTGCATTTTCCTCATATTTAGCTCGTAAAGGCTTGTCTAAGAAAGGCATTAGCCCTGATATGAGTACTTCTGATTTCAAAGTTATTGGAAACAGAAAGTTTATGTGGGCATTGAAAGGTTATCCTTTTAGAAAAGGAACCGTATTATTAGCAGCTAATCAGGCTGGGACTCCTTTTGATTGTTCTGTACCTGATCAGCCTGGTGTTAACCAGACTGTATTTCAGCTGACTTTAGATACTAATTTCTTTTCGCCAAATGATACTTTAGAGTTGTCAGATCATCGAACAATTCTACAAGTGTTAGACGAATACCCCGTAGAAGTGACCGTAGGTGGTCAACAAGGATGGAGATATCAAGTAAGGTTGGTTACCAACATTGCTGGTGCTTTTTGCGATTGTAATTTGATTGCTGTAGGCTCAGAAGTTGGATTCAGCTATACTGCGTTTCCTGAATTGAGTGAGACTGGATATGAGAAAAACACATTCCCGGAATGGCATACTAACTATATGACTATCCAAAGGATGCAGTTTTCTACATCTGGTTCAGCTCAAAATACTGTTCTATGGGTTGAACACAATGGCAAGAAACTTTGGTTTAAGGTTCAAGAAACGGATATGATTAGAAGGTGGGCTTATGCTAGAGAAACTCAACTCTTGTTCGGTCGAGCTACTATTGATTCAAACGACAA